CCGGCTGGGAGATACCGATCGACCTGGTCGTAGCCGACACGAGCGGCAACACGATCACGGATAAGATTCTGCTGACCCACTTCGTCGAACCGAGGAAGGAGTTGGATAAATTCGTTGAAGGCCAAAATACGGGCACCGCTAGATCCGTAACCTACGGCACGGACTGGGATGACATCGTGAACGTCGAGAACAGCTTTCCAAGGCACGCCACGCTGTTCGAGCCTAGAGCGGAACTTAGCATAACCTTCGTAGCCGGCGTCGCCAGGCTGCCAGGTGTCTTTCTGCAAACGTTGAAAACTTTGTTTGAGGAGCTTGCCCCAAGTTACATAAAACAAATTGATGCTGGCAGTAGTAAGAACAGATTCGTTCGCCAGCTGAGCTTGAACCTCGGTGGCTGTTCTTTCCTTACTCCCCTGCACCTGCTGGTGAGATCGGTAGCTCCCCGTGTTCGCCTGGCGGGTCATGGAGAGTTCCTGAACAACCGGCATTACGCTGTTGTTGTAGTTGGGGAACTGAGTCGATACGACCTCAAGGTTCGGAGGAAGGAATGAAATAGGTCCTGCAAAGGCGAGAGACAGACGACTCACGTCCTCTGCAGTTTTGGGCTGGAGAACCAAGCTGGTCGACATCATCGAGCCGTCGACCATCGCACAACGGAGACGATTGCTTACCTGGATATGCGGGAAGATTTTGTAGCCCAAACCGCGGATTGAGTGGTAGGTGCCGTTCCCAACGCCAAAGGTAAATATGTTGAAAGCTTCTGAGGCTTTCTTGAATCGACTCTCCTTCTTATACAAGAAGTCAGTATTAGATCCGTCACGCAGTCCAATGTAGTGACTGACTGTGCCGTCGTATTCACGTACGTAATAGTGATTCACCCGAATCTCCCCAGCGCGAGCGTAGGAGTGGTATAGGTCATTGTTTTTAAACTCCCGCTCCAGTTCTTCCCAGCTCTGGTCGCCGGGGCGGTTATTTTTGTGAAGTGCAGCTAGAGCCTTACGAACTTCTTCCACATTCCAGCCCGCTTCTTTGGCAGCCTTGGGATTCTTGATGAAATTGTAAAGCTCGTGAGACAAATAAACCCTGCGAGCTACGGCAAACTCAATACGGTCTTCGGTGGCCTGTGTGCCTCGGGGAATAAGAAAATCGCCAATCCCGCAAACACGCCAGCGCCAGTCTTTATCGTTCTCAAAAAAGGTAACGCCGAGCCCCTGGGAAATGAAGTGATGAGCCAGCAGTTGGAAATTAAAATGAAATTGATCCCACTCAACCAAGGTCTTGTGAAACTCCTCAGAGATTGCTCCTGCCCAGTTCTGCCGTTCGCTCTCGTCGCCGAACGTAGTCTTAACTTCCACCAGCTTCTCTACGCCGTTCACCAAATCGGTGTAAGCGGCAAGTGCGTTTTCAAGATCGGCCGCAGCCTCACCAAAGTTTAGGTTGGCTCGATATGCCTGCCCCATACTGCGAAGCGTGTTCGGATTGTAGGGTGGATCTCCATCGAACATCGCTTGGACCTTACTACGGTCCTGGTCAGCGTGCGCATCCGACTCTCTCAGCGTAGTATAAATACTGTGAGCCGACTTGGCGTCTTTAAGACGTGCCTTTGGCGGGGCTCCTGTTTCGCTGATATTCTCGAGTAAGATGTCCACGTGAACGACTATTCTGTCTACTGTCAGTTAAAAGTCAATAATTTAACACAGGGTCTTTGTTGGTGTCGATCACGCGATCCAGCCGGCGAGCCTGCTCTTGCCAGCCCCCACTCTTCCTAGCCATCACGGTTCCGCCGGCCATTGCTCCAACTCGTACTCGAATACACTCTAACCCGACAAAAGCTGCGTCCGCCAAATCGGGGCTCTTTCCTACCCGCGACTTGTAATCCCGCTTGGACTCTACGACCAACTTACCTCCGGCCATCGTGGTGTATTTCCTGCTGGTTAGTTCCCTGGCCAGCTCAGGAGTCACACCTTTCAACTGGCCTGACCGCATAAACTCAACGCCACCGAACCAAAGCTCGGTGACCTTGTTCCCGTATTTGTCCTTGGCCTCCACCATGGAGCTTGAGCTGATCGGCAAAGTGCTGGGCTTTTCTCCGAACTTTACCCGCAGGATTCGTGGAGACCACGTCTCAGAGATAATATCGCAAAGCGGGTCTCCAGCGCCGGTGGCGTCGACCGCCAGATATTCCGGCGGAACCCCTTGCTTTTGACATTCGGCCATAACTTGCCGAGCCACCTGAAAGTTTCTGGGCTGCGGGTCGTTTACGTTTTCTCTGATGATAGTGAAATCTTTAAAGTTCACAGTAGGCCCAGCTTCCTCAGTCCGTCCGTACTCCAAGAAATACAGCACCGTTCTGTCTCCGCCGTTGGTAAACGAAGGATCGAGTCCAGCAACTACCTTGGGCGGCTCAATCCACTTGGGGGCTTTATCCACCTCGAACTTGCGGAAGTCTGCTTCCGAGTAAATAGACTCCTCGGCTCCACCAGGAGCTGGGAAGGAACGGATGAATCGCCAAAAGGAAATACTGTGCTCGCCGTCGTGGTCTTCGGCGTGCCGTAGTTGTTTTGTTGTGAGCAAGAACGGCCAAGCGTCGTCATGATCAAGGTTAGGTGTCTTGGCTCCGTCCAAGTGAAGGCATAAACCCAGCTTCGTCTTCCACTCCTCCTGGTCTACCGTGACCGAGTTCCACCCGCCGACAGGGGTGGCAAACATACCAAAGGGGTCGTACTGACTGGAAAAGTTACCCAGGGCGATGCACTGGAACGTAGGGTTAGCGTTTAGATTGGAGATAGCTTCAAAGACCGAGTTGGTCACGTCGGTGGCCTCGTCGATGATAAGGAACACCCGTTGGTTCTTTAGACCGATAAGTTTAGCTGTGGCCTCCTTCTCTTTGTCAGGACTGGACGGCACCAGGGTTATGGAGGATCGGTCGCTTGACTCCCCTTCCGTCAAAATGATCTTACCCATGGAATCTATCAATTTCCCAGGAAAGCCTGGAACCTGCAAAAATCGCTCACGGATGCCTCCCCAAAGGCGTTTACGGGCCTCCCGAATAGATGTGCTGGTAACCAAGACAAGGGTCTCGTGGGGAGCGCAAAGCCAGTTCACCAATCCCCACATAGCAAAGGTCGCCGTCTTTCCGCTGGACTTGGGGCCGGAGATAGCAAGGTAGTCCTGCTCGCAAGCCGCCTGGATCATCCGTTCCGCCCAAGGGTGCCAGCAGAACCCGGCTTTGTTCCTCGTTTTGTGGTAAGGCCACAGAATCTCCACAACGTTTTTGAAATGCTGAAACTTGCCCAAACCTCCCGTTTCGGGGGTCAGCCCAAGCTTGAAAGCCATAAGCTCAATTTCGAGTTTTCCGGCCCCATCTGGCCATACCTTTCCATACAAAGTCGTTGGCATCAGACATTAATTGTCAGTAATCGAGAATTTGTCAATACAAATTTTTAAGGGGTCATTCACTCAAGCTACTGTATTTCAACCACTTAAAGTGGAGCCGGCTGTCGGATTTGAACCGACGACCAGCGGTTTACAAAACCATTGACTGTCAGTAACTTGTACACGATTTGTCTAGGCTTTTGTTGAGTAAAAACGACTTACAGTTGACACTAATGACGAGCGAGCGGTCATAAAATGTACAACTTTTCCTTGACGACAGACATTAATTGTCAGTAATGTTTCGATTCAGCATGAAAAAAGAATTTAAGCCGATCGAGATCCAAGATGGATTCGCCAATGTTAAAATATATCAGTGCGTCAACAATAAGAATTATTTGACGTACATGGTTACGTGGTGGGCCGAGGGGAAAAGACAACGTCGAGCAATTGCAGAACTTACCGAAGCAAAGCGCGAGGCTCGTAGAATTGCCAGAGACTTGGCTGACGGAAGAGCTTCGATGGTCGCCGTATCAAATAAAGAGCTGATTTATTTTAGGGACCTAGAAAAAAAGATGGGTGGTACTCCCCTGAGTGAGGCAGTCAACCTGTGGTTGAGAACCAGTGATAACAAACTACCAAAGATCACGGTTAGTGAAATTTTGAAGGAAATGCTCAACATCAAGCTGAACGATACCTTTATTGAAAAGCGGCAGAAACAAACTCTCCAGGTTCGTTGGGGTAAGTTTGAGAGGGTTTTTGGTGGCCGAGTTATCTCCACAATCAAGGCCAAGGAATTGGATTCATTCTTGGCCAACCCGGAATGGCAGCCAAGAACTCGACAGCACTACCGCGGAGCCATCAGCATGATTTTTGACTACGCCAAGAGGAAGGACTACTTGGAACCAGATAAGGATCACCAAGCTGAAAAGACTGAAAGTATCCGGGTTAATGACGCTAAATTAGAAAGTTGGTCCGTCGAGGACATGCGTCTAATTTTAAAAAACGCCCCAAAAAGGATTATTCCATGGGTTGTTTTGGGTGCTTTTGCGGGGGTGAGATCGTCCGAAATAGAGAGAATGAACTGGGAAGACCTCGACTGGTCTAGCAATTTGATTTTAATTAAAGGAAAGCTTGTAGGTGGTTCTAAATCAAGAGCTAACAACGATAGAACTATTGCAATGACCGACAACCTAAAAGCTTGGCTTAGCCCTTTTAGGCTATATAAAGGAAATATACTTAAAAGTCTTGGATCGGGTGAAATTAATAAAGACCTGTATGCTTGGCTTGAAGATTTAATTCACAAAATACAAAAAGAAAAACCGCTTTTTACTTGGAAACAAAACGCAAATCGTCACAGCTTTGCTACCTACTACTTAGCTATGACAGGAGACGCTTCAACAACCGCACTGGCGATGGGCAATAGCCCGACAATGGTGCTACGTAGGTACAAGACCATCCAGGTGGATGGAAAAACAGTGACCCGGGCTATGGCGGAGAGGTACTTCGCAATTCTACCGGGTCAAGGAGGAACAAATGAAAGAACAGCAGGAGAGGAGTCACGAAAGATCGAGTAACCAAACAGTAAAAACAATAAGCTTACCTAAGCACATGGCAAAATTCCTCGAAGAGGAAAGCCGGCGAATAGGGGTAAACAACGTTTCAGGATTGGTCAGAATGGTTTTGGCACAGTACATCGATGCGCATGGTAAAAAAACGCTTAAGAGGTGATTTTGCACCAAGAGGATAAGACGGAGTAAGGATTAACATTAACGAGTCATAAATGAAGTCTTATCAAAAAGAAGGTTCCCGCAAAAAACATATCTAGTTTTTAATTTGGATTGACTGCCGTAAGACGGCGTGTTTAGATGTAATACACCGTATGAATCTAATATTGGAAGCTCAGTCTTTTAAAGTCGCAGTCACTCCTTCCAACAAACTTCACATTGTCGTTGAGAATGTAAATCCATCTGAAGTCAGCAAACAAATCCCAGAAAAGATTTATTCCGTAAAAGAAGCAGCCTCTCGGCTTCATGTTGGCGACCGCACAATTCGTCGTTACTTAAACAACAAACGTCATCCCCTCCCTCACTCGAAAGCTGGTGGAATTATCCGCATTTGTGAGTCGGATATCCAGGCGTGGCTCGCGAATGATAAATTCGGAGTCGCACGTGAATAGTCGTGCCAAGGGTTGTGTCGGTGAGCGTGAGTGGAGAGACGAAGTCAAAAAACGTGGCTACACCGCAAGGCGTGGCCAGCAGTTCTCTGGGAATCCGGATGCACCCGACGTCATTTCAGAGCTCCCCTTTCATTTCGAAGTCAAAAGGGTTCAAGCCCTCAACGTCGGAAAAGCTGTTGAACAAGCGGTACGAGACTGCGGAGGGAAACCAATCGCAGTGGCGCACCGTAAAAACAATTCACCCTGGCTCGTGACCATGACCGCGGATTCATGGTTCGAGCTGGTAACTAAAGTGCATCCGCCCCGTGGAGAAGAAATAAAATGACAGTTGGAGAACTGTTGGAAAAGCTGCAAAAGGTAAGCCCCCACCTCGACATCTGCGTCGATGTGGATTCGGACTGCTTCGATATCCAGGAAGTTCAGGTCTGGCGAAGTGGAAGTGATGATCCTGAAGGTTCGTTTGTATCGTTGATCATCGAAACTTGAATCTTTTTCCTTGGCAGAAGGAAAACGCGTCCCAGTTGATGGACGCCCTGATCAACAACCGCGTGGCGTTGGACGCTAGCGATTGTGGGACAGGAAAAACGGTCACGGCGGCCTTTGTCGCAAAGCAAATGAATATGCCCGTGGGAGTGATATGTCCCAAAGCGGTCATACCTTCCTGGAAGCATTGGCTCAAAGAAGCTGGTGTCGAACCCTTGTTCGTCATCAACTACGAAAAACTCCGCACGGGCAAAAAGCACGGCAAGTGGGTAGCTAAGAAATGGCAGTGGGATCTCCCCTCCTCTACCCTTCTGATTTTTGACGAGGTTCATAAGTGCAAAGGATATAGCAGTCAGAACGGCAAGATCCTGGGTGCATCCAAGGCTGACCATACCGTCCTTATGCTTTCAGCTACGGCTGCTCAGAACCCCCTGGATATGCGCTGGACGGGCGACCTTCTAGGTATTCACACCGGGGTAAACTACTGGGGTTGGCTTAAGACCATGAAGGTAGCTCAAGCCCCCTGGGGCGGCTTCCAATACTACGGAGGCAAAGAAGGTCTTCTCCAGATTCACGCACATATCTT